CTTCTTTAAAGGGTGGAGTCTGAGTTGTTACGAATGTATTTTTTTTAAATTCTTTTATTTTATCATAATATTCATTTTCAGAAATTATTTTATCACGATACATTTTTTTTAATTTTATTTTTTCATCTTTATAACATTGTTTTTCTTGACAAATTAATTTTTTATTTACTTTATCTTTAATTAGGTACATCCAATACATTAATTCAATACGTCCAACTAAATATGGCTCAATAGGTAATTCTTTTATAAACACATTTAGCGAATTTCTACAAAAAATACATGGTAAAATAACTTGTAATCCATTTAAAAATTCTTTAAATGTTTTTTTTATTATTTTATCATCATTAGTTTTTATTTTAATAGGATATCTTCCTATAATGCTGGTAAATAAAAAATCCCAACAACTTGGACCCCACTTTGAAGTTGCCATACCCTGAAGAGAATGGTATATAGAATAATCTATATCTTCTGGTAATAATATTTCCTTTTTCATATTACTATTATTATTATATATACAATAAAATAAATATATAATAATTATTGGTTAGAATAACTTAAAGAATTTCTAAACCACGTCTAAGAGATGCAGGGCTTTGTTCATAACTACTTTGGTTCCAAGGTCCAACATTTTCTTTAGGGATAGGAGGTAAAACTCTTAGGTCCAAGTATGGTATCTTGTTAGATTGAGAAACAGTATTAATACCAGCATGATATCCACTTACTAAAAAGTTTTGTTCTTTTAATAATTTAGAAACAGGATTTTCTTTTGCAAATGCGTTAGCATCATCGTATTTTGGTAAAAGATCTTCGGCAGTGAGTTTTGCTGGTCCTGCTACAACATTATCTATTTGTTGTTTTTGTGCATCAGCAATAGGAACATTGGATGGGGCAAATGCCATTTGATTAGGTTCATTTGCTGGTTTTTCGAGAGGTGTAGGTGGAACAACGTTATCTAACTTTTCCTTTTTATTTCCCATGTATTGAACTAAAAAATACACTGCTACTAAAACTATTATAATTACAATTGTATTGTTTTTCTTTACTTGTTTTATAATATTATCCATTATTCTGTTTTATTATAGTATAACAAAATAAAATTTTTTATTCTAAATAAAAAAAAAAAATACTGATAAATAAGATAACTTTTTAATTTAAAAGTTTGTTTATATTTTATATTAAGTAAAAAGATAAAAAAGATATGAAACAAATTATATTAGATAATGATTATTATTCTGATTTTGAAAATGAAAATATAATTGAAGATGAAAAATTAGATGTAGAAGAATTTTATTTTTACTATTCAAATGATATATTAGATATTTATGAAGAAATAAATGAAAGATTATCACATTCTCCTTTTTTTCTTTCTAATTTAAAATATCCATTATTAACAGATTTTATAATTTCATTTGTATTATATAATACAACAAAGTTACCTATTAATAAAAACTATTTAGATTTATTTAATGATTATTATAGTGTCGAAATTGAATCTTCATATAATATAATACAAAAGTTTTTAAGAAAATTTAAAAGAAATTTACCGTATAATAAATGGCAAGAATTTTGCTTTAAATTTTCTGATTTACATGAATTAAAATCTAATAATTTTTAATTTACATTTTTATTTTAGCATAATAATTATTATTTCAATTCATTTCCATTTTTATGTTTTAATTGTTTTTTGGGGATTCCTGTTATACTGTTAATAGCCATCAATGCACAATCTGAAAGGTCATCAGCCTTCTTATGTTCTAATAATATAGGCAACCATTTTTCTTTTTGTTCTTTTGAAAATTTATTCTCTAAAAACCATTTTGTATACTGAATTGATAACCATTTTCTTTGAGCATATTTTCCTTTCAATGTACATTTAATTTCTGGACCCGTATAAGCCTTTAATTTTTGTGATGCTCTTACAAATCTTATAGTGACATCTGTATCTTTATATAATTCAACAAGTTTTCCATAAAGTACATGACTTGTAAATAACATTTTAGCATTACATTTAGGTTGCAATTCAATAAGAATTGTATTTAATTCTTTAAAAATAGGATTTTCATCATAGATTTCTTGTACACGTTTTATAAATGCTTTTGCTATATCTTGTAATAAATATGCATCAATATTTTTCTTTTTAAAATCATTAACCTTAGTTGCCTTTATACTTTTTGGAAAATGTGTTTTACAACAAAATATTTGTTTACCTCCTTTTTCATTCTGTAAAATGTATTTCATATTACATTTTCTATTACATAATTTACCATTTTTAAATGTATCTTGACAATGATGATCGTCGCTATCTAAAATATTATAAACATCCCATAATAAAATTGTGTAATCACTATTCATGATATTCATTGCCAAGTTACGTAAACCAACATCAATACACAAAGTTACCTTTCCGTGTAAATTAGATACCATTTTTATTTATATTATCCTTTATATTTCTAAACATTTTATTAAAAAAAATTAAACTACCTTGCCGATTAAAGTCGGAAACGGTAGAGGTACAAAATTGATAACACTTTATTAGATAAAATTGAATTTAAAATTTAAACTATCTTTATCAATTCGTCTAGAATATAAAATTAAAAAAAATATATATATCAATATTGATATGCTTCTTAACGAATTTGAAAAACTGGCGCTTCGTAAATTTAAAATTAAAAGTATTTTGCCAGATGCTACCATACTTATCCTAGGGAAAAGAAGGAGCGGCAAAAGTTGTATACGTGGTACCAAAGTTCTAATGTATGACGGTACAATTAAAAATGTAGAGGATATAAAGGTTGGAGATCAAGTTATGGGCGATGATAGTACACCTAGAAATGTGCTAGAAACACATTCTGGAACTGACACTATGTTTAAAGTAGAAAATAAAAAGGGTGAAAGTTATACTGTAAATAGTCATCATATTTTGAGTTTAAAATGGACTGCTAAAAAGTTTATATTCGAAAGAAAAGAAAGAATGTCTTTTCAAGTAAGATATTTTGACAAAAATAACATTAAAGTAATACATAAAGAATTTTCTTATAAGGGTAATGATAAAGATAAAGATAAAGTATACGACGAAGCAAAAAGATATTATGATAATATAATAGATGATTTATATGTAGATATTCCTATAAAAGAATACTTGGGACTCTCTAAAAAATACAGAGAAAATTTATTAGGATACCAAGTTTCAGCATTAACTTTTCCAGAACAAAATGTAGAGTTACCAATAGATCCTTATATGATTGGATATTGGTTAGGAGATGGTACCAGTAGAAATAGTGCTATAACTACACAAGATTCAACTGTAATACATTATTTTGCAAACAATTTAAAAAAATACAACTTGTATTTAGATTATAAGGAAAAATACACTTACAAAGTTTCAAGTGGTTATGGACAAAAGGGTAATGTTTTTTTGAAAGCATTACGTGATTTGGATATGTTGAATAATAAACATATTCCTCATATTTATAAATGCAATACTAGAGAAAATAGATTAAAATTACTTGCAGGGTTTATTGATGCAGATGGACATTTATGTAAAAGAAATGATTTTGAAATAGTACAATGTGAAAAACATGAAAAATTACTTGATGACATTATTTATTTAGCTCGTAGTTTGGGATTTACTGCTTATAAACATGATAAAAAGACTTCTTGGACACATAATGGTGTTAAAAAATTTGGAAAAGCATTCAGAATACATATAAACGGAGAAGGTATAGAAAAAATTCCTACCTTAATTCCTAGAAAAAGAGCGCAAAAGAGAAAAGATCGTGTAAATGCGTTAGTCAGTCAAATTAAAATTACTCAATTATCCGAAGACCGTTATTTTGGCATTGAATTAGATGGAAATAATAGATATGTATTAGGAAATTTTATTGTTACACATAACAGTTTTCTTGCAAGAGACATCTTTTTTCATCATCGTGATATACCGTCTGGTATAGTATTTTCGGGTACAGAAGAAGCATCTCCATTTTTTGGAGATTTTGTACCAGATTGTTTTATACATTCAGAATACGACCCAGAACTAATAGATAGTATTATGAATCGTCAAAAGCGTAAAATAAGAGAAGCAAAAACACAAGGTCTTTCAGAAACTGGAAAACATCAAAGTAATAATTTATTTATTGTATTAGATGATATGTTACACGATGCTGCAAGTTGGAAAAAGGATAAAACTATTAAAAGTATTTTTTTTAATGGAAGACACTTTAATTTCCTTTTTATCTTAACAATGCAATATGCTCAAGGTATCCCACCTGAATTAAGAAGTAATATTGATTATGTATTTATCTTTAATGAACCATCCGTTGCCAATCGAAAAAGAATCTATGATTCATATGGAGGTGCTGTTCCGTCCTTTGAACACTTCTGTAATATCTTGGACTCATGTACACAAGACCATGAATGTTTAGTTATTAAAACATCAGGTAATAGTTCAGATTTAAAAGATCAAATTTTTTGGTATAAAGCATCAGCACATAATGATTTTCGTGTAGGACATCCTAAATTTTGGAAATATCATAGTTCTAATTATAATGAACATTACGAAGAAGAAGATGAAAAAAATCAACGACATTTAGATAAATTAAAAAAGAAATTTGCAAAAACAAGAAAGTTAAAAGTTATTGTTTCTAGAGAAGGAGAAATTGTTGGATATAAACAAGAGGACGAATAAGAAGCTTTACCAAAAAAATAATAATTTAAATTACAAAGTTAATACAATTTAAATTACATTATTTTCTTTAAATATTTATACGTTCTACTTCCTATTTTAACACGTCTTTTTGTCAATGGATTAATTATCCATTCACTTTCTTCTATTTTTTCCTCTACAATTTCATCTTTTATATTTTTTCTACACATTGGGCATATTTTATTATTTATCTCAACATGCGTTTTTAAACACGTTTTATGAAATTTATGATTACATTCTAAAGTAACTATGTCTTCGCTTTCACGATTTATAACAATGTCTTTGCTTTCAGTTGTATTTGTGTCAAAACAAATAGAACAAGTAAAATCTTTATTTAAAAACATCTCAAATGTAAATTCTTCGTCTACGTCTACGTCCGAGTCTCCATTATTTTCCGTAAAATAGAAATAGTTGTAGTGATCTTGTAATTTTTCAGATATCATTTTATAATCAATTATATAGTTTTCAATTTCAAAACATTTTGTATTATAATATCCTCTAGGATACATTTCATTTAACTGTGATAATTCTGTAAAAATTGCATCTATATTTAATAATAAATAATTATACATGTATTCTTTAAATATATCAATCTTTTCATATTGAAGATATCTAATTAAACAGGTAATCCAAGATTGGTATTTAACATAATTAGTATAAGTAGGATCGTCTCTACCACCTGGTTCATAAGTATAAGGATTATTATCTAAAAAAGAATGAAATGTTAATAAAATTGTTTCTATTCCCATACTTGAAGTCCATTTTTCATTTTCTGATGGCCATGTGTTTAAAATAGTACTACAACATTTACCATCTTGATACATATTAGGATGTATTCTAACACTGTCACGATTTACAAATGTTACTTTTGGTGGTGAATGTGGATAATTATCAGGAATTTCAAAATCTAATCTAATAAATTTATGTCGATAAACAGAATCATGTGGTGCTTTTATAATAGTATGTAATCTATTTATATTAGATTCATCGTGAAAAACAAGGTAGTCATTTTCTAATAAAGGTTTTTGACTTTGTTGTAAATATAAAGATTTTATTTCTTTTCTAAATCTTTTATTCATTTTATTTAATAAATCCAATAGATTTAAATAAAATCAATTTTTAATCTTTTTTCTAATCTTTTTTTTTTAATGCTAAATTACCTTTTTTATATAAAGATAATAAATTTTCTTTTAATATTTCTTCTTTTTCTTTTTTCTGTTTTATTTTTTCTTCTATTTCCCTTTTCTTTTTTAATTCTTTTTTTTGTAGATCACTTAAAGGATAAATGTGATTATATTCTTTATCAGGAATATAAATAACATTATCTTCTAATTGAACACTCCATGTCAAATTTAATTTCGGATTTACCAACATGATATAATCTGGATATTCAACTTTCATTAATAAACCACCTACTCTAAATTTTTTATTTTTTAAATTTAAATAACGTATCCATGTCTTGAATGGCGTAACTTTTCTTAATATTTTTTTTTCTTTTAATGTTTTTAAAGCGACATAATTATCTAAATGATTTACAATATCGTATCCAGTCATGTTATCCTGTTTACTACCATATTTTGATTTTTTATAACTAGAATCAACTATACTAACAAAACCTCTTTTTTCAGAGGTACTATAATAACTTGAAGAATCATAGTCAGAATCACTTTCAGATGTACTATATTCACTGCTACCGCTACCGCTACCACTACCGCTAACGCTACCGCTACTAGAATCAGTACCTTTTTTTTCTATTATAATCTTTGTTGGTTTTTTACGATTCATAATATTCATTACTTTATTATTATATATTATTTTTATCAATTTTTAAATAAAATAATAAAAATAATATATAATAAGTATATGTTTCAATATTTATTTGATTTAGTTATGAATTTATACAATGACGCAGATGAAATTATCCCTAATTTATGGTTAGGTAATCATAGATCAGCGTTAAACATTGAATTTTTAAAAAAAAATAATATAAATTTAATTATAAATTGTACACAAAACAAATCATTTATAAATGCAGAAATAAATAAAGAAATGAATATAGAAACGTATAGAATCCCTGTTAATGACAGTTTGTTAGAAAAGGATTTTTTATTAATGCAAAAATATTTTCAAATAATCATCCCATTACTTTTACGAAAATATACAATAGAAAAAAAAAATATACTCGTTCATTGTCATATGGGAAAACAAAGAAGTGCTATAGTAGTCGCGGGTTTATTAAAAGTACTTTTAGATTACAAATATATAGATTTAGATAAAGTCCCTAACATCGTCGATGAAAAAAAACAATTTGATTATATATGTAATTATATAGTCATTAAACGCCCACAAGCTTTTACTTTTGGATATAGAATAAATTTTAAAAAAACGTTTTATAGATACTTTTTTTAAAAAAGTATATTATAAACAAATGGATTTATGCAAATATTCAAATTTATTTGGAGCACCAAATACTGGAGCGCATAGTTATAGACTTTTTGATATTGCAATAGTTGATGTTATAGCTACAATTATTTTAGGAATATTTATAAAATATTATTTTTTGAAAAAAACAAACATATTAAAAATTATGATATTTCTTTTTATATTAGGTATTATTTCACATAGAGTTTTTTGTGTAAAAACAAAAATTGACAGCTTACTATTTGGATAATTAAAAATATTTTATAATTTTATTTTGTTTTATTATAATAAGAATGTCAAGTTTTTTTGAAAAAATATATCCTGGATTATCAAAATTAACTAATTATAAATTTTTAAAAGAAAATCCTATATATTTGATATATCATGTAGTTGTAATATCTATTACTGTTTATAGTTATATGAAAATATACAATATTTATAGTGGTGCAAGGTATTTTTTATTTGAAGGAATACCATTATTTTATAAAGATATATCTAGTGAATTATGTAAAAGTAATATTGCTATAAAATATTTATTAATGTTTTTAATACCTATTTATAATCCTTTATTTTTATTATATTATTTAGTACCATTAAATATTTTATTTAGTTATCTACCTGTTAGTTTTGTAAATAGTAGTGATAATAAAACCCGTAATGCAACTTCTTGGAGAGCATTTGTAACTTATTATTTATCTTCGGTTTTATCTATTTTATATACCATCTTATATGTATCTTGCGAAGTAACAGAAGCAACTTGATTCTAATTCTTATTCTATATATTTAAAAAGACAATTTTCTTTTATCATTTTAAATTTTATAATATTTGATAGTGTACTTCTTGGTATACCGGTTTCTTTTGAAGCAATAGTTAACGATTCTCATATTTGTAAAGACTGTCCAGTTTCTGAATTACATTTAGATACTTTTTTACAAGTTCTTTTTGATTCTTTTAATCCAGACTCACTTTTTAAACTTAAACCCAAAACTCCAAATAAATGCTTTGCGTTTCTAAGTTTGCTTAAATGAACACGACCATTTGCAAATTTATCTGTTAAATAATTTTGTATTTTTTGTTTATCTTTGTAATCTAGAATATATCCTGGATTTTCTATTTTTTTATAATTAACAAATTCATCAAAAAAATCAGTATATGAAATTCTATTTAAATAATTAATTTGACATTTATCTAAAATAAATCTTTCATAATCAGTAATATTACTAGGGTCATTTACAGAAAACGTCAATGATTTTAATTTAAATCCTCTCCATACATTTCTTCTAATATTATCATAAAATTCTACACCTGATTTAAATTTATCTTTTAAAAATGTATTTAATTTTTCTTTAATAGACTTTTCAATTGTATTTTTAGTATATATTCTAAAAGCTTTAGTTAATTCTTCTTTTGCTGTAAAAAATTGATCACCAATTTCACAACAATTTTCTAAAAATCCACTAAAATCATCAGGTTGAATTTGTTTTGTATTTGTTTGCTGTACATTTATTTCTGCTTTTTCTGATATTTCCGCTGTTTTTACATTGTATACGTCAACGTCAGATATTTTAAAATTTTGTAAAAATTCATTTATCTGTGGAATTGAATTTCGTGAATCTACAATATTTACGACATTTTTAATTGTACTTTTTGCTAATTCTAGGTCTATGTTGAACCACTCTTGCATCTTATTTACTCTAAATTTATCAAGCATGTGATGACATATCTTTTCAATTAAACTACAATCTATACATTTTACATAAAAAACAATTCCACCAGATTTATTAGTATTACTATAAAACTCTTCTCTATTTATTAATTTTGTACTTTTACCAATTTTTAATAATGAATCTGGGTTATTAAGAATGTCTTGATAAAGATAAACATATTCTCCATCTTCTACATCAAAACATCTTCTATTAAGCATTTTATTACGTAAAGTTTTTTCTTTTGATAATTCTTTTTCTTTTTCTTTTAATTTTATTTCGTTTTCTTTTAATTTTATTTCGTTTTCTTTTAATAATTTTTGAGTATTTTCTTTTTCTTTTTCTAAAAGTATTTTTTGATTTTCTATCTCTTCTTTAATAATTTTATTATAAATATTTTCTAATTTTACATAATATTTTCTTATTTCCTTTCCTTGTTGTGTCTTAGCCAACATACACAAGTTTTTAAATGTATCAATATTTAAAATAATTTGTTCACTCCCAGAACCACCCCAACTTGATTTTTCCTTAGGGAGAAGTGAAGTTTTATAATCTTCATCTTTTACAAAATTACTTTTAATTGTTTTCATAGCATTTCCTTTATTAGCAAATCCAATCATTTTAAATACATGTTCCAAGTTAATTGGATAATCATTAGTTGGATGATAATTCATATACATAAATAAATTTGCAATGTACCATTGTTGTTGTTCTTCAGTAAATTCTTCATTAAGAATTAGAGTCATTTTGGTCTGTAAATTTAAACTAAGTAATGTATTACTATTTTTAACTAGATCATTAAAGTTAATTGTCTTTGGTGCAATAATTTGATTCATATTGTAATATTTTTATTAATATTATAATACTTTTATTTTTAAATAGAATTCTAAACGTGATTAAACGCTTGGATAAAATACCCATTTAGTTGTTTTGTCGATTTCAGACATATATCCAACTATTTTTTTGAATATATCGTCTTGTTGACGCAATTTATCATTACTTTTCAATAATGGAAAGTATCTTGCAAATTCATGAAGATTTAATATTTTAAAAAATTTACAAAGTGTATAACTATAACTCAAGAAATTCTTACGAGATGGTGGTTTGAATTTTTCATATGGTTCTTGTATTTGCTGAAACATCTTTTTTATCTTTTCCTCAATTTCTTGTGTTAATGTAAATGGTGGTCTACCATTTAATCTATTAATAATACCAATTACATTATCGTAATAATCATTTAAATTTAACTTTTTAAGATATCTTTTTACTTTTTCTTCTGTTAAAGCATTTAAATCATTTATTCTTTCCTTTTTAGCTTCCAATATAACTTTATCTAAAACATCTTGTGGAATCGCTCTGGCCTCTTTATTTTGGAACCGTCTAAGCCAATCTTCAAGGTGTGATCGCTTATCATAGGTAAATTGTGGCCTATAATCATAATCTTGCTTTTCTTTATAGGATAATTCATTTGCTTGTTCAATAGTATTTTTGCAAATTCCGCAAAGTGGACATACTAAATAACTATTTGCAATTGTAAATGTTACATTACAGTCACTACATATTAACGATTCATGTTTAATAGTCATTTTATGCATTTTACTTTCTGGTTCAAATTTTAAGAGGTATTCTTCTACTAAATCTGTTTTTTTTTCATTTATCTCATTTAATTCTAAACTAATTTCTTCACTTAATTCGTTTAAATTTAACAATTCGCTTTCACGGGTTTCTAATCTAATATACTTTTCTATTATTTGGGCAGAATCTAATAAATATTCGCAAAGAACTGTATTATTATCTAATTTTTTCTTTTCATTTTTTAAATTTTGCAATGTTTTTTTATTTTTATCATCATTTTTGTAATCAGTTTCACCTTTTACATTTTTTAATTCCTTTTCTATATTTTTTATATCTACATTTATTTTTTGTAATTTTTTATTATTTACAGATAATTCTTCTAGACGTTGTTCATGTTTATGTAAAATAGAATGTTGACTCTTTGATTTTTTGATTTTTTGTGAAAAATTTTTTGAATAAGTTGGTGTACCTACCGTATCTCTCTTTTTTCTCATATATTATTATTATATATAATTATGTTTAAATAAATTTGATTTTATCTATTTTATATACATATGAAAATTAATAATACCTTTTATAAATTAATTTATGAGTTGGCAATAATGTCAAATAATGTTTATACTTATATTAATCAATCTAATTGGATAGATTTACCAAATTATACAGTAAAGGATATAACAAATGACAATAATACAATAAAATCATTTATTTTTTATAATAAAGAAATTAGTGTAATTAGTTTTAAAGGAACTACTACTATAATTGGTCTTCAAGAAGATGGAAACTTTGTAATTAAAGAACAAGAACAACAAGTCCTTTCAAGTGCTTTTGCTGATAAATTCAATGATAATTTATATTTTTCATGTTGTTTTTATAAACAATCAAATTTGTTTAATGATTTACATTGTGAAACGGGTGGTAAACATAGTTGTTCTAAAAGTTGTTATCAAAATTCTACATCTTTTAGTTTAAATTATATTAATATTGCACAAGATATTATTGAAAAAATAAAAAAAAATATCGATATCGATTTTAGAAATGTAATTTTTACAGGTCATTCTTTGGGTGGTACTATAGCAACTATTATGGGAATAATGTACAATAAAACATCTATTGCATTTCAATCACCTGGAGATAAACATTATCTTGATTTAATTGGTCTTAAAGCTCACAAAAACACTTATCATTTTGGTCATAATGCTGATCCTATTTTTATGGGAACTTGTGGAAATACTTGTTGGACTTTTGGATACAATATTTATACAAAATGTCACTCTGGCTATACTTGTTTATATAATGCTAAAGAAAAATTAGGATACACAGAATCTATACTAAATCATCGTATAGATTATATTATAAAAAATGTTTTACCACATTGGGAAAATGATTTCCCAGAATGTATACAAAATAATGACTGTTTAGATTGCGAATCGTGGGTTTATATTTAGTTTTAAGTTAGTCGTCATAAAGTTCTTTGTCATCATAAAGTTCTTTGTCATCGAAAAGTTCTTTGTCATCAAAAAGTTCTTTGTCATCAAAAAGTTCTTCGTCATCAAATTCAGTACATTTATTTTTCATATCTTGTACAATAGATTCTAATTTATAATCGTCTAATGAATTTAAATACTCATTTAAATTATTTTCGAATAAATATAATAAAATATCGCAATAATAATAATTGCTATTATAATGTAAACTATCCTCGTATTTTTCATAAATTTTATCAAAAATATCTTCTATATTAAATATTATACCATTTGCGATTGTAAATTTTAATAATTTCAAATTACCAGACATTATAGATTCTTCATAAACATATTCATTATTATACTCGAATGTATTTGATTTATAATCATTTTCTTGTAATATATTATTTACATTTATTAAAATAGATGAATAATGATTATCTAAATTATTAGGAAAATTAGTATAACCAAACTCATTTTTTAAAATTGATTTTGCAAGATCATTTTTATATGTTTTATTTTTTAATAAATATTTACAAGTATTTCTTATATGTTTACTAGTTTTACAAAATTTATAAAGACTTTCTAGATTCATTTGTAACATTATTTGAGATATTGTTTCCGTTGGTAAATTATTCATTTTATTATTATTAGTATACAAAATAAGTTTTTTGTTTAATTTAAATTTATAACTATTATAATAAAAAAGTTATAACTAACTATTGTAAATTATTATGTTTAAAAATTTATAACTTTATCTATAGTTATAAATATATGAAAAAGGTTAGTAAATTGTTACCTAATGAATTGTTAATTATTATTTATAAAATGTCTGATATTCAAACACGTGTAAAATTAAATAAAGCTTTCAAGTGGAATTTTAGAGTTATGAATCCATATCAAGACACACTTTTTAATAGAAAAAATTCTTATAAATCACGAACTCAAACAATATTTTTTTCAATTGGTGGTAATATGTTAACTATCAATAATTAACTTAGTCATCCTCTTTTTTTTTAAAACGTTTCATTATTTTATCAAATGGATTTTTACTTTTAATACTGGTTATACTTTCAGGTATGCTACGTATACTAGGTGCACTGTTGTCATCTGAATCTATTTCTCTTGTTGGCGGCCCTTCTTCAAGTTGCAAATCGTTCAAAGGTTGTATAAATCGTACCTGGTCTACAGATGGTCCGGGTGGTCCGGTGTTTCCTTTTTCACCCTTTTCACCAGGCGGTCCTTGCGGTCCTTGCGGTCCTTGGTTTCCAGGTGGTCCGGGTGGTCCAGGTTCACCCTTTTTACCAGGCGGTCCTTGCGGTCCTTGGTTTCCAGGTGGTCCAGGATCTCCCTTTTCACCCTTTTCACCAGGTGTTCCAGGTGGTCCTTGTTCTCCCTTTTCACCAGGTGTTCCAGGTGTTCCAGGTGGTCCAGGTGGTCCAGGTGGTCCTGGTGGTCCTTGTTCTCCAGGTAGTCTAGATGGTCCAGGTGGTCCAGGTGGTCCTTGTTCTCCAGGTAGTCTAGATGGTCCAGGTGGTCCAGGTAGTCTAGATGGTCCAGGTAGTCCAGGTAGTCTAGATGGTCCAGGTAGTCCAGGTGGTCCTTGTTCTCCAGGTAGTCTAGATGTATTACTTGAGCTTGAGCTACTACTACTTGAACTTGAGCTTGAACTTGAGCTTGAACTTGAACTTGAACTTGAACTTGAACTTGAGCTACTACTTGAACTAAAATCTTTTAAATTGGATCTTTTAGACCGCCCGAGTTCCTAATGGTGATGTCCGCGACGTCCATGATGTCCATAATGTCCATGATGTCCTTTAAGTTCAAAGTACAAACTCTTGTTTTCGGTTGCTCGGAGTGCATCGCGAAGTCTATCTGCTTCTTGGCAAGATAATACAGACTTGATACTTGCTTCTGAATCTGATATTTTGTCTTTAAGTGAACTATATTCAAATGCCATTTGTTTGGCAAGATCTCCCTTATTTTTCATAGCTTCAATTTGAATTGCGGCTGTGTTGTCAGATGCTTGTTTAGCAAGAATTGCATATTGATTTGTATTGGATAAAATAGTTTCAGCTTTTCCTTGATAAATATCTTTTGAAACATTTGCAAAGTTAGACCAATTTTTATCACTGTTAGACTTAAGATACCCAATAAGCTCATTTGTATTTTTTTGCGCTTCTATACGGCCCAAAGATATAGCATCATTTACAGCTGTTTGAGATCTATAAATAGACTGATCTGTTGTCATAGCAGTTCTGTAAATATCTTCGTCAATTTTGCCTGCAGTACGTTCAGTGGCTAAAAGATTATCACTTGCCCCCTTTCCAACTGAATCACCTAATATAGCTGAAGTTCTATAAATAGTGTCTCTAACCGATCCACCTTGATCTTTAATATTGTCGTTTAGTAATTGAAAGTTGCGATTTTGTCTGTTTTCATTGGCATATTGTGCACGGTCTTGTACATCCAAGATTTCTTTTGTTTGTCCATAATTGGATTTTAATGCTTCTACATTTTGATAACTTTGGGTTTTTAATAAGTCTCCATCGACTTTTCCGATCATATCGGACAAATATTGCGTTTGGTCATAGCTAGCTTTTAATTGGGCAGGATCCATTTTTGTAACTTGTATTGTTATACATTTAAACAAGAAAAAAAAAATTCGTAAATTCCGTGCAAATTAAATAAATTAATTATTTTAATTTTACTTTACTTTTATTATTTTATTAATTATTTTATTTAATTTATATTATTCTCTTAAATCTTTTAAATTGTGTATAATATTCAAAATGTATTTAAAGAAAACTTCTTTTTATTATTTAACTCGATAAAATGCGTATATTTATCTTTTTTATTTTATTTACTTTCTTTAATAAAAAAAGAAAAAAGATGGATACCGAAAATTACATTTCCCCTAGTAAAATTACTAAGCAATATGATATAACGTCTGGAACGTTAAGGAGATGGTCCGAAGCTGGGAAAATTAGATGCCTTAGACCCAATGGTGGAAAAAGAATTTATAATATTCAAGACATTAAAAAAATATTTAATGCAGAAAATTCTGAAGTTGTAGGTAAAAGGGAGTCACCATCTAAAAATAATTTTTCTAAATTATTAGATGATCTAAAAAATAATATTGATCAATCTGTTAATAAAGAAGATCTTTATAAATCTATAAAGATTATTGAACAAGAATTTGAAAATATATCCAAGATACAATAAATACCAAGGCACAAAAAAAGATACCCAAAGATACCCAAAAGATACCAAATAAAGATACCAAGTTACCCAAAAGATACCAAGTTACCCAAAAGATACCAAGTTACCCAAACGATACCAAGTTACCCAAAGATACCAAAAAAATTATATAATTATATTTATTGTAAAAATAAACTATTCTATACTAGTTTATTTTTATTTAATGTTTAATTTAAAATTTCACTTCTACATACAACACAATTTGTTTTTGATGTTATAGTTACATTTCTTGTCCAACATTCTGCATGAACAGAATTCAAACATGAATTTGTACAATTTACTGTCATTTCATTTTGGTAATTTATATTTTCTAAACATATTGGACAATTTTCATTTTTCCTATAAATTTTACTATTAATAAATGATTCATTTAAGAAATTATTATATTTTTCAATAGTCCAATCAATTGGATCTGCTATATCAAATTTTTTATATCCTAACCAATAAATATGCTTACAAAAATTTTTTCTCATGGTAAAATCTAAACATGTACAAGAACAATTAATTTTATCATATTCTTTCCAAACTTGAACATTATATATTTTATTTGTAGATCCAACTATTTTACAATCAATACCAAAAAAATCATAATTAAAATTATCATTTAGATTATTATGGAGATTATAAATTAATTCAGTTTCTAATAATAAAATTCTTTGTATTATGCTTTTATAACGTCTTTTAAAATTACTTGTTCCTTCAAGTTGCATAATTAAATTAATACAAAATACACTTTTCAATTTTTATTTTATATTTTATCAATTTTATCTATTTTATCAATTTTATCAATTTTATATATAGTGTAATTTATAAGTTCTATTGTATTATGAATAGCAATAGACAAATTATCTATATCTTGAATTGATTTTTTTAATTCATTCTCTAAAAATAATTGATGTTTTATAGTTTCATTATCAAAGTATAATGTATCTAATTTTTTAGAAATACATTCTATTTTTGAAATTAAAAGCTCTTTATTGGAATCATTAATTTTTTTTTGATTAGAAATTGAATCGTTAATTTTTTTTTGATTAGAAATTGATTCATATTTAATTTCATTGTATAAATTTGTTAATTTATCAAATTCATTTTTTAAAAAAGTTGTAGAATTTATTTCATCTAAAGAATTTTCAATTTTATCTAAACGATGTTTCAATTCTGATTTGTAAAACATGTAAACTATATAACATATAAAAGTATTTTATATATATTTTTTAACGTAATATTTTGCGTTAAAAAAAGTATAAAAAAATACTCTATATAATTAAAATGTCAAAAGAAAATTCCATAGATTATTTATTTGAAGACCCACCTATTCAAAATCAAAAATATGCATTAGTTAGTATTGTTGGACCACATATGCCTCAAAAATGTGATACTTGGGGATTAAAAATTAGAGGTACATCTGATACTTTAGAAAAAGCAAAAGATATGTCTCAAAAAATTTTAAGAATTGATAATAATTATGATATTTATACAGTTGAGGTAGGAAAATTTTTTCCTTTGGATGTAGAACCTCATGATATTAAAAACATAGAATATCAAAATGATCAATTGAATACATTAATCAAGAGTTATTTAGAAAATAGAGAAAATGCCAACGAACAATGGCATAGTAGAAAAAATGAAATGGTTCAAAAAGCTATAAAAGAAGGTAAATCTTCAGAAAAGCCTAAAGAACACCCAATTTCTATTATTCAGCAAATTCATATGCAAAAAGAAGATATTCAAAAGGCTCAAGAAAAAATAAGAGAGTTGGAAAATAAATTAAATGATAATTATACGGATGATGAAAAGAGCAATGCACAAATTGAATTTAATAAAATGTTGAAAACTACACTTGAAAAAATAGAAGAAGAAAACGAAGAAGAAAATGAACAGTTTTCAGAAGTAAATACTATTTTAGAAAGGATTAAAGATTTAGAGTTAGAAAGGGAAAAAGATATTTCTTCTGAAGAAATAGAAAGATTAGATTTACAAATTAATTTATTAAAAGAAAAATTAAAAGACCCTGATGTTATTAATAATTATATTAATGTTAAATATGAGAATCCACAAATTAAATTATTGTGAAAAATAAATTGCCAAAATAGCAAAAAGAAGTGCAATTATTTTATTATATGTTAAATCTTCATTTTCAAACAAAGATCCTAATATTACAGCTAATGTAACTGTTATACAAGACCATATAATATTTACTTTAATTACATTATAATTATTATATATATAATTAAAAATAATTGCTACTAAAATATAAAATACAACACCACTTGTATAATATACATCAAATATTTTTTCACTCTTTTTTAATAGGTATTGTCCTATTTGTTCTATTATAGAAATAATAATAGAAATTATTATCATACTAGTTAAATCTTTGTTTTTCATTTTAATTTAATATATAAAAATATATAAAAATATATTAAATTTAATGAATTTTAGTATTACTTAAACTTTTCTTATGGACAATCATTTCGCATATTTTAAACTTGTTTAAACTATCAACCATTTTAGTCCAATCAAAATAAGAAATTTTATTATAACATTTTAAATATAAAATACTGTCAATTGGAAATCTATTATATTCTTCATTAGAATATGTATCATGAAATTTTATATTATTTAAATTAAATCTTACACTTTTCATTAATATTAACCATAAATATTTTAATTTTTATTTACTGTTATTTTAATTTTTAAACTGTTTTATTATTTTCTTTTTTTTGTAAAGCATCTGTTAATACAAAATTATAAGTTTCATTTTCAACAAAACATTGCAATTGCAATTCTCTTATATTTTCTATATGTTTTTTTAATTCATTTGATTTATTAAAATTAAAATTAATAGAATTTAAAATTTTTAAAGATTTTTCAACTTCAACAAGTATTTGTAATTGATTAATCATTTTTATAATATTATTTCAAATTAATTTATTACTTTTGACTTGAAAATTTATTTATTATTTATTATTTATTATTTATTATTATTTATAACATATGGGTTTCCAGAAAGTTGTTTTGTAAATAAATCTGGTTGAAATCTATTATCACTAGCTTCTTCTTTATTTCCTTGTATATTAACTAAATGTTTATCAGGTATCATTTGAGGTAACGTGGCATTCATATTATTTCTATTATCAATTTCTTCTTTTAATAAAAGATTTGCCTTAGTTTTAACTTCTCCAAATGAAACTTTTCCAGAAGATATTTGAAATTTCTGTTGTCCTCCGGCTCTTTGTCCCATAAGTAAATCTTGTTTTTGGTCTCTTACAATTGCATTATCATATTGCTCTCTAGAACCAAATTCATTTGTATATTGTGGATTACCAGAATAATTACTATTATTTGTAATAATTTCCTTATTTGTTACTTTAGCATCATATTTATTTACAAGATAACCAAGACCATTTTGACCATTTGTAGATTGACCAAGATATTTATTATCAATTAAATTTTGTTTTTGTGTATCCTTTGGATTCATATCAGACATTCCCATATTGTAAGGATCACTTTTATTCATGTTATATATTGTCTTTACATTACCACTATCATTTGTTCTTAATGTAGTTTGTTTTAATGTTGTTTTAATATCATCAGTTGGTCTTATAACAACTTGTTTTCCAGATACAGTAATATTTCCTAAATCAAATCTATCTTCTGTTGTAGATCTTTCATTAGTATATTGTTTTAAACTTGATCTACCATAATCATTAACTGTTTTTGAACCACTTATATTTCTCATATAATCATTTTCATAATTTATTCTTTTTGGTTCTTGAAATAAAGAATCTGTTAATTCTTTACTATTATCAACTCCAATTCTTTGAGGTAATTTATTAAAATTTGTACTATTTACATTTCCATAATATTCTAAATTATATTGATCTCTTGAAGAAGTCTTGAAATTAATACTGTAATCTTCTTTTATCTTTGGAGCTACAAATGCACCAGGACCTTTGAAAAAATGATCTGGATTAGATTCATAAAAAGTTTCAGGTCCATTCCTTTTAAATTTTCCCATTACACCTCTTACTTCACCCATTTGACCAGGTAACACAACTCCACTATATGTTTGCTTTTGATTATTACCAGGGCGTAATTCATTTATATCTTTAAATTCTGGTCTAATATTATTTTCAAAAGTACCAGCTTTAGGAGCAGAAACATAAATCGACTCCATTGGTTTTTCACCTTGCTTGTAAATAGATTGTATATATCTATCCTTTATATTGTCAGTTTGAGATTGCATTCCATAAATACTTTCAGCCATTGTATCGTAAAAACTATCTACTTCTTTTTTATGTTGAAATTCAAAAGTCTTTCCTGTATATTTATCTAAAATACCAGAATTTGCAAATCCTTCCATATTCTGTTTTGTATTACTGCCAAAAAATGGAACCATATTATTATGATCCTTTTCATAAGGTAGTCCAGTTAAAAGATTTATATTTTTGTTTTCAATAGATCCTTGCTGAATCGAATTTTGCACTGTACTACGAAACATTGGCATATTTTCTACACCATTATCTAAATCAGATACAACTTTACCTATACGATTTGTGTCATTTAATTCTCCTAATTCTTTTGAAGATAAACTAACTTTACCTAATTCAGTTGGGTTTTTTCCTACTGTACTATAAGTATTATACAATGGTGGTATAAAACCTGTATCTGATGGTTTTTGAGCATCTTTATAATTTTGTAAAGATCTATTTAATATTTCTTCATTAGCTTCAGTAACAACATTTGAAGTATATATATTATCACCATTTGGTTTGTCAAAAGTTTCTATACTTTCACGATTAATTTTTTGTTCCCTCTGAACTTTTCCATCTTTACTAAAAAAGTATCCAACTAATGTTGTTAATCCTATTAGAGGAATTGTTAAGTCGGCCATTAATATATATTATGAATAGAAAATACTTTTTTAAAAAAAAAGTATGCAAAAAAATTAAACATTTTAAAAAGTATATTTAAAATGTTAAAGTTAAAGTATTTATTTGTGTTAAAGTAAAGTATTTGTGTTAAAGTAAAGTATTTGTGTTAAAGTAAAGTATTTGTGTTAAAGTAAATTATACCATATTTATAAAACGTTTGATAATATGTTTATCAAGATTTATAATTTTGTTGTAAACATCTTCAAATTGTATAGGTTTATTTGTTGTTTTATATTGTGCATGCAATTGCCTTAATGTTCTATAATAAATATGATCTTCTTTTACTTCAATTTGATGTTTAACATGTGATTTTATATATAATCTATGTATCGTCTTTACTAATTTTAGTATAGATGCTTTTATAAATGCAAATGTTAATTGATATTCTTTATATATTTTTTCAAGTAATTCTAAAGATTCTGGTTTATTCAATAATTCAATATATCTCATTCTTATTTCAGGAACATTTCCTCTAATATCTTTTATAATTTTATAACTCTCAAAATCAATTTTATAATTACAATTTATATTGTTAGAAGGAAGAGTACTTCTAATAATTACACCTCTTTTATTAGATAAATCAAAAGGTCTATTTGATTCAATAATAGACATAAATTCATTTTTATCAATGTATTCTTTCTTTTTAATATTAGCATTATCACTAAAAATAAAAGTATTATCTTCAATACTAGTTTTATTATCAATTCTTGAAATATAAATTAATGAATTATTTTTATGCTTTATAACCATTCTATTTTCTTTATGAAGTAAAATAAAAAAATAAGTTGAATTTTTATCTAAATTTTCTAAATGTTTTTTATTAAAAAGTTCCCAAAAAAGTTCATTAAAACTTTTAGAACTTGACCAATAACTCATACTTGCATCAATACATTTGGTAGTAGATGTATACCAAATATCATTATAATTATACAATCGAATAATAGTACCATCTTCACAAAATTCAATGGTAGTTGAATCACGTTTAATTAAATCATCCAATTGCTCTTTAGTACTTATATCATCAATCTGAGGATAACACATCGCAACAATTTTATTTGTATCCATTTCAAAAATAATTCCATTTGCTTGTTTTTTAATGTTTTCATTTAATTCATTTTCTTTATTTTCTTCATTTTCTTCATTTCCATTAGATTTATTGTTATTTGCAAGTAAATACAAATTATTATGAAATTTAATACGAAAATCTTTGTAATAAGATTTTACTTTTTCAAAAGTTTTTCCAGAAACAAATTTAGATACATCATTAACATTAATAATAGACATCGTAAGTTATAAAATAATAAAAAAGGAAATATAATATTTAATTATATATAAATAAATATATTATTCATTTTTTTTTTAAACTAAATCTTGTAAATTTTTTAACTAAATCTTATAAATTTATCAATTGTATTTCCAACTGTTACAGTAGCATTTTCAATAATTAATAATCTAGATTTAGCATCTTCTACACGTTTATCATCTAAATTATTAAAAATCTTTTGATTATTACTATTTTCATCAAATAATTTATGATTTGCCTTTTTAATATTTTTAATATCTATTTCTTCCATATAATCATTAGATATAAACATAGGATATTCTACCATTTTATAGATTTTATTTTCAGTAAAATTATTTCTAAATTCATTTATACTTAATTGTCCACCAAACATTTTTAATATATATCTAGAAGGAGCAGGTTTTAATACACAATCTAATAATAATGTTGATGTCATTTTACTATATAAAAATTTAATAATACTATTTATATTTTTTATTTTTTTAATAATATTGTTATCATCTTTATAAGCAACCATACAAGAAAAACTACAAAATACACCTTTTACACGAAATTTATTTAAACAATTATCATAATAACAAGGCATACCAATAGGCACTGTATTAAAAGTATGACAACACCACCAACAACATACTGATGTCGAATGTAACCATTCCTTGTTTTCAATAAAGTCATTTAGTATTTCAAAAAAACCTCTTTTTCTATTAGTTTCTTGATTATCAATTGGTATCTTGTTTTCTTTTTTATTTTGCAATTTATTTTTACTTTGTGTTTCTAATTTATGAACAAGAATACTATCCTGTTTTTCTCTATATTCAATACGTCGTTCATATAATTCATTTACATCTAAATCATCCTTTTCAATTAAATCATCATATTCTTTTTGTAATTCAACTTCGTTTTCAAAATTTGTTTCTCTTAATTGTTCAAATACAGTATCTATAATCTCCTTTTTATCCAACTTTATAGACTCTTCGTTTAAAATTGTATCTATAGTACCTATATCATTGTCTACTGCATTGTCTACTGCATTGTCTACTGCATTGTCTACTGCATTGTCTACTGTATTGTCCACTGTTTTTTCTTTTTTATTAATATCTATATCTAAATGCAAAATATAATTATTATTGTCCTGTAATACTGTAGTTAATGGTATCTTTTTTCTAATAGAAGAACTAAAATATTTTACAGCAGCTTTACGACCTCTTTTTTTCTTTTGTTTAACTTCTTCAGTACCTTCCTTTCTTTTTCTACCTCTTTTCTTTTTTTCTTCAACTGGCTTTTCAATAAGAGCATTTTCATTTACTTCTTTACGAGGTCTACCCTTTTTCCTTTTTACCACTACAGTATCATTTGTTGGTAATTTTTCATCCTTTACGTCATCAGGCATTTTAAATATTTTTTAATATGTTTATTTGTTTTTCAATTTTTTGATAAATTTAATTTCTAAATAAAGTTTAATGAATACAGACACCTATCCAGATTTAATTGAAACATTATCTTTTTTAAAATTCCCAGATGAAAAACATCTTTTATATTTTAGCGAAGAATCTAATTCTGATTCTGAATCTGAATCATTTGATAAAACTAAACCAAGTACTGAAAAATCAGTAGATTTATTTTTATCATGCAGCTTTCCAGAAAAAGATAATATTTATAATAGTATTTTTACAGAAACATTATCAAGTTCAAGGTCAAGTTCAATTAAAAGCGGATCTAAAAAAATGTCAAGTTCAATTAAAAGTAAATCTAAAAAGAGGTCAAGTTCAATTAAAAGTAAATCTAAAAAGAGGTCAAGTTCAATTAAAAGCGGATCTAAAAAGAGGTCAAGTTCAATAAAAAGCGGATCTAAAAAGAGGTCAAGTTCAATAAAAAGTAAAAGTAAATCTAAAAAGAGGTCAAGTTCAATAAAAAGTAAAAGTAGATCTAAAAGGTAACTTGATCATTTACAATTTTATTATACAATCTATGCCCTGAACTAACATGTAATTCTGACATATTTTCTAAAAATTCACAAACAATATTACCATATTCGTTACTATAATAAACCTTTCGAATACCTCTTGTTTTTAATTTTGCAATACAAGAATTACAAGGTCTTGAATTTTTTAAATAGTTACAAGAATTTGATATTCTAATTATTAAAATATCATGACCTTTTATAAATTTTTTATGCAATTTACACAATGCATCTATTTCAGCATGAATACTAAATCTAACAATATTATTATCTATAACACTTTCTTTTAAATATTTATTATAACCCATTGTTATTATTTTATCACCCTTCATTAAACAAGCACTATGTTTATGTTGTAGGGGCGAATTCCCAGCTATTTTCTTTAATGTTTCAATATTATCATATAATTTATCATATAATTTATCATAAAATTTTTGTTCTATAACTAACATTATTTTTTTTGTAAATTTTTTATACAAATCAATTTTTTATTGTCTGTATTTAATAATAATATGTTTTTTAATATAAGTGAATCTTTATATGAAACTTTAGATGAATTATTTGTAAAAAAGTTACCAGAAGATCCAAATTCATTTTGCATGTCTAAATCTTTATCCAAATATGAAAATATATTAGGTATAGGATATATTAATAAATATTATAGCAATAAAATAAGAGATACAGGTGCATTTTTTATTATAATTAATTCTAATTTTTCAAATTGTATTTTTGCAATATCAAAAACTAATAAAATAGAAAGTGGTATAATTAACAAGTTGTGTCATTCTGGAGATGAACTTAATATTTTATGGGAACCAGGCGAATATCCATTTTTACAATTTATAAAAAGTAAAGATAAAGATAAATATAAAAATATAAAGAAACTTGACTTTTATATTAAAGTTACAACAAGTTTTTAATAAAAAATTTAATTACAACAAGTTTTTAATAAAAAATTTAATTACAACAAGTTTTTAATTAATTTCGTATTTTTTAAACCATTTTGTAATATCGTTTATATTTAACCAAATACTTTCAGTATTTTTATAATTTATTTCATTGGGATTATACGAATTTTCAATTACAATATTATTTAATAATAATTTTTCTATGTTATCATTAATCACTTCGTTTGCTATATGTGACAAATCTAAATCTGTTACAGATACTTCTTTATCCAGCATTTTTTCAAATATATTTTTTAAAAGTTGTATTTTATTCATTTTAGTTTCTTTAGTATTTGTAATAATATTTAATATATTATTTTTTTCATTTTCATTTTCGCTAATTTTTTTACCTAATATTTTTTTAATTAAAAATATATTTTTATTTTTTTCATTAATTTCATCATTCCATTCTTCTTCTATATTTTTTATATATTTTGTTTTTGATAAATAATCATCTGCATCTGGGTAAAATTTTATATCTATAATTGGGTAATTTGTATTACTTTCAATTCCCTTTTTAACAGGAATTATTTGACCAAAATTTGTTAATACACCTACTATCTCTTTATTCATAATATAGTATTAGAAATAAAAAATATTATTTAATTTATTTGTTTAGATATTTGTTCTTCTTGAACTTGTTTATTTTGAATTTCGTTAATAACAGTTTTAGCTATAATACTAATTATATCAGAATTATTTATTAATAATGTATTTATGTATTGTAATTGTATATTTGAAGATAATAATGGTATAAGATTTGAAATTTCTGGATTTTGTATAAGTAAATTAACAGCATTTGTTAAAGAATCATTACCTTTTAATGTAGTAACAATATTAGCCATTTCAGGTTTGGTATTTACCAAGGTTTCAGCCATTTCTATATCTGTATTTTCTTTTTTTAAACTATTTTTTAACCCAATTACTAAACTATGCAAAACACCATTTGCAGGAATTGGTAAAATCGCAACAATTTCTGATGCAGCAAATAAAACAAAACCGAATATAGCTGCAAAATCTGGAGAGCTCATTAAATTTTGTTATATATGTTTATTTTTTAATTACTTTTTAAACACATTTTAATTAAAAAGTAATTAAAATGTAATTAGTAAAAAAAAATGATTTATTTTATTTATAGTAATTAATAATTAGATGGTTCATACTAGAAACCAAAAAAGAAAATTAGAAGAAATTTTACCAGAAAATTTATTAATAGAGCAAGACTATAGTAGTAATATTTCAGTTTCTAGAAAAAAAAAGATTAAAACTAAAACTGAAACTGAAACTGAAACTAAAATTAATACTGGCAATGTAAAAGATAAAAGTGAAAGTGAAAGTTCAACTAAAGAATTTATATGTGAAATTGAAAGTTCAAATGAAATTAATGAAGAAAGTGAAGAAAATGTCTATGAAACAGAATCTGAATATAACGAGTATGATACAGAATATGATGCAGAATATGATGCAGAATCTGGTAAAGATATCGAATCACTTATTAAACGATCTATTTTAAATTTGGTTAAAAAATATACAAATCCAGTATATAAAAAAGAAAAAAAGAATTTAGATACATATGACAAATTTGTATCACATACAAATTCTATTTATGAAGGTGTATTTTTTGAAAGATCAACTATTGAAGATAAAAAATCCAAGTTAAAAGATTTGTATACAGAAGATGAAATAAAATTAATTAATAAAGAACTTGATACAATAAAAGAAAATTATCGTTTAAATGCTCCAAGTATAATAGAGATTTTAAAAAGTAACATGGACATAAAGGGAAAACAAAAAATGTTGGAAAAATTATACCATTATACAAATTCTGATATATTGACACCAGAATACACTAATAATTTAAATATAATACAAAAAAATACAAAGCATTATGATGATCCTCAATTAGAATTATTAGAAAATGAAATAACAAAGAAATCATCTACATTAGAATTTTCAGATGATTATAGAGAAAGAATTTTAAGATCAAAAATGTCTTTGCATAATAAAATATTAGCATATAAACGTCTTGAAGTAATGGAATCTTTTGAAAATACAGATACAAGTGAATATGCAAAATACAAAACATGGATGGATATTTTATTATCAATACCTTTTGATGAACCTACGATAAATAATAAAGAAATAAAGGATATAAGAAAAATACTAGATAAAAGACTTTCATTTTTAGAAAAACCAAAAGATCAAATTATTAATATTTACACACAAATGATAAGAAACCCTGATTTTACAGTTAATTCTATTGGACTTTATGGTCCAAAAGGTGTTGGTAAATCAAGTATTATAAAAAGTATATCAGAAGCTTTAGATAGACCATATAGAACAATTAGTTTAGGTGGAGAATCAGATTCTTCTTTATTAACAGGACATTCTTTTACATATATAGGAAGTATTCCAGGTAGAATTATAGAAATTTTAAGAGAAACGAAATGTACAAATCCTATAATTCTATTTGATGAATTAGACAAAGTATCTGAAAGTCATCATGGAAAAGAAATTATAGGTAATTTGATTCATTTAACTGACTCAACAACAAATAACAAATATAATTACGATAAATATTTTGCAGGTTTAGAATTTGATTTATCAAAAGTTCTTTTTGTATTTACTTATAATGATCAAAGTAAAGTTGATAGTATTTTATCAGATCGTTTATTTAAAATAAATATCGAAAATTATTCTTTAAAAGAAAAATTAGAAATTACTCGTTTACACATTATACCAAATATTTTACAAAAATACCATTTTCAAAATGAAACTATAAAATTATCAGACGATACAATTGATTATATAGTAGAAAAAAATACTAAAGATCAAGGTATGAGAGATATTAATAGAAAAATAGAAACTATAATATCTAGAATAAATACATTATTATTAACAACACCTGAAGATAATATTGTAAAATTAAAATATAAAAAATTGTATCCGTCATTTAATAAAAATACAGTTTTACCAGTTACTATTTTAAAAGAACATATAGATATATTACTTTCAGATAGTTTTACAACTGATTCAGATAATCTAAATGATCCACCATTTGGTATGTACATTTAATTTTCAGTTTCAGAAAAAGTTTCGACAATTTCATATTCTATAGGTGGATCTGGTTCGCTTGATTTTATTCTTTTTTTAACATCAAAATGATCAAGTGTACCTTGCCTAACAGATTTGTCTGGCATCTGTAAGGTACCTTCGATATTTTTATTATAATAGAACCCTAATAAAGACACAAATGGCTTTTTAACAACAGTATATACATTTTCGACAAAATTTATATGTTCATCCATATTTTTTGTACTCTTATTAACAATTTGTAATGTATTTTCTACTTTTTCTAAACGTAAATTTGTATTTTCTAAACGCGAGTTTGTTTTTTCTAAACGTGTACTTATGTCTTCTAAAAGAGATTCTATTTTATGGAGACGGTTTAATAAAACTTTATGTTGTTCTTCTTTATTTATTTTTAGATTTATTTTGCTTATATTATTATCCATATTATTTGTATTAGAGTTTATACTGTCTATATTTTTATTCATGCCATGCATATTTTCAGTCATGTCATGTATATTTTGATTCATTGTATTTATATTTGTATTTATTGTAGAAAGCATTGAAATTGTTCTTTTTATCTCATCATTCATTTATTTTAATATACATATTTTTTTTTAATATTATACTAATTAAAATTATTTAATTGTTTAAAAATTGAGTTTTAATTTAATTAAAGCAGCTAAAACAAGAGATTTTGCAACTAAAAAATATGGTAATTTAAATTTTCCTGGAAATTAATTTATTATTATATATATAATGAAAGATATATATGATTTAGTATGTGTTGGAGCAGGCCCAGCAGGGTTAGCTTTAGCACAAATGTGTTGTAAAGTAAAAGGTTTAAAAATATTACTTATAGATAAAGAAGCTTCAATTGGAGGTTGTCATAGGGTTCGAAGAAAATATGTACCAGAATTGGGAGAAAACATGTTTACTCAACATGGACCTGTTGTATATGGTGGATCAACATATACAACATTTCAAAAATTGTTAAAAGAAATGAAAACTAATTTTTATTATTTATTTACAAAATACAATTTTAATATAACTGAAATAGGGGGGGCAACAATCTTTTCTGTACTTTCATTTGGTGAAATATCAAGTTTTATCTTGCCATTTTTATTGTTGATATTTAATGACGAATATGGTAACGATATAGTTTTACATGATTTTATAAAAAATTTTAGTAAAGATTCAATTGAAATGATAAACAGAATATGTATATTAACTGATGGTGGTGATTCAACTAAATATACATTAAATAAATTTTTACAACTATTAAATCAACAATTTCTTTATCCATTATATCAACCAAAATTACCAAATGACATTGGATTATTTAAAATTTGGAAAGAACATCTAACAAATAACGGTGTTGACATATTATTAAATACAAATATTGAAAAGGTTAATTTAGTTGGTAACGGTAACGGTAATGGTAATGGTAATGTAATAGAATCAATAAATGTAAGTGGCAACAAAATATATGCTAAAAATTTTGTGTTTGCTATACCACCAAAAAATTTAAATGAAATAGTTAAAAAAAATAATATAAAGTTTGATGACAATAATATAAATTTAGAAAAATATGCAGAGGATACCGCATATTACGATTACATTTCATTTACATTTCATTGGAATAAAACTTTGGATTTAAAAAAAGTATATGGATTTCCAGCAAGTGATTGGGGTATAGCTTTTATAAAATTAACAGATTACATGACATTTAATGAAAAAAATTCAAAAACAGTATTGTCATTAGCTTTAACAAGATCTGAAAAAGTTTCAAAAAAGATTGGTAAAACTGCCAACCAATGTACTTTTAATGAAATAGTTGATCAAGTTTATTTAGAATTAAAGGAATTGTATGGAGAAAATTTTGAATACCCTACAATAGCTTTACTTTCACCTGGAGTCAAGTATGATGATATATTAAAAAAATGGATATCTTACGATACTGCTTTTATAAATAGTGCAAATTACGAATCATTAAATTTTAAAAATAACACCATTAATAATATGTATAATTTAGGTACACATAATGGTAAAAGTTTATATAAATTTACTTCACTTGAATCTGCTGTAAGTAACGCAGTATATTTATCAAAAAAATTATATCCAGAATTAATAGATGACCCTATACAAATTGATAAATCAATTACATTAACTCAAATTATATTCGCATTTTTAGTATTTAGTATAATAATATTATATCTTATTAAAAAGTAATTAAAAATTTTAAAATAAAAAATGAAAAAAATACAAATAATATAAAAATTTACTTAATGGAATTTATTCATAAACAATCTAGAATATTTAATACTTTGATTTATAATTATTTTGTAAAAAAATACAATTCAATATACAAATCGAGAAATGTACTTATTTTACCTAATAAAAACATAAATTCTCAATATAATACAAATTTAGATGAAAATAAACATAGTTTAATATATGTAATGTATAAAAATATATATTATAAAAACACAAATGACACTAATAATCAATCAAGATGCTATCTTGATCTAAATACAAAAATGAAAATTTTAAAATCTTTCAAGTACTATAATAAAAAAATTAATTTATCAAATGATATTTTAATTATAGGAAAAAGATATATTAATCGTAAAACAAACGATAAAATTAATGATTCGACAAAACTTTATTGTACATATCACATCAATGACAATTATGAAACAAATGACAATTTCGATATAAATGACAACTTTGATACAACAAATATTATAACACCTTACCGTCTAACATCTGAAACCGTAGATCAACATTATTATTTACAAAACCAAAGAAGATTATTTTTATACAATTTAAAAAATACTTTTAAATCAATTGATACATTGTATATAAATAATTTAATAAAAAATGGTTTGTTTTTAGATGTAGAATATACAAATGATATTTATGATGATTTTAAATCATTTCCAGAATCAAAAGATCATTCAATGTTATTTATGATAGGTATAACATTTAAAAATAAAGAAGATTTAGAATTTATTCATTATACAGTAGATAAATTAACACCAGAATATGAATATAAAATTTTAAAAGAATTCTTGAATTTTATTAATGAAAAATATAAAAAAGAAAAGTGTCCAATTATAATTTATCACTGGAGCCATGCTGATAAAACATGTATAGAAAAATCATTTAAAAAATATCCAGATTTATACAATATATACACTATTTATCCTATAGAATTCATTGATTTGTTGTGCGTTGTAAAACAAACAATCAAATTACCATCTTATTCATTAAAATATGTTGCTAAAACTTTATTAAATATAAATTATGATACTGAATGTAAAAATGGATTAGATGCAATGTGTTCTATTATACAAAAAAATATTACAATGAATGATAACCAAAAATTAACAGATTTTGATATCACAAAAGATATCATAGAATATAATAAAATGGATACTGTTTTATTATACAAAGTTATAAAATATTTTATTCAAACACCACATTAGATGTTGGCTTTACTTTTTTACTTTTTCTTTTCTTTTTTACCTTTTCCTTTTCTTCTTCAATTTCAATAATGGTTTCATCTTTAATATCAATAATGGTTTCATCATTTTCAAAATTGTCATTATCTATACACATTATTTCTTCTGATTGACCCCAACGTATATCTTGTTCTTGTTCAGGTTCTTGTTCAGGTTCAGGTTCTTGTTCAGGTTCTTGTTCAGGTTCTTGTTCAGGTTCCGTAAAACAAATATTTTTAATTTCATTAATTTCATTTACATTTTCATCTTCATTTTCAAGATCAAGATCTACTAATTCTTCATTTTCATCATAAATTGATTCAAATAAATCAACAGAATCTGAATCAGAATCAGAATTAGATAGTGTTTCTTCAATGTTTTCATTTAATAATGGTGTATTAATTTCTTCTAATTTTATTTTATTCATGTTGTAGTAAAAAGTTGAAAGTAATAAATCAATACCTACAATGTAAATAATAAATTTGTTAAAAATAGAAATAGATTCTGTATTATAAAACAATACATATAAATATATACAAGAATATATAACTAAACCTAGAGCTATAGAATAAGTAGTAATAGTTTCTAATTTAGAAAAATTATATTTATGCAAAACACATTGTGAAAGTATAAACATTAAAGACTTTATTTAAATCTTATAAATAAAATGTTTAATATAAACGTAATATGTTAGTGATTGTAATAACAATGATGGTAAACATTACAAATATGTTCTAATATATCACCTTTTTCTCGCGAACCATTATAATCGCCTATAATTCTTCCACTTTGATCAAAAAACTTAATTGTAGGAAATCCTCTAAATGACAATTTATTTTTAAGATCGTCTGTTATTTCTACACTTTCTATAGAAGTACAAGTAAAATCATTTCCAATAGAATTACACAATTCATTAAAAGTCGGTTTAAATCGAACACAATGACCACACCAATCTGCATGTATCAAAAGCATACCAGGATTTTTATTAATTTTATTTTGATTTACATAAACACCATTTAAATTTGATGTAAAATCGTTATTTTTTAAAACAACACCTTTAATATCATTCATTTTACTATTACTAAATAAAATAAAACTTTTTAATTAATTTAATTTCTAAAAATATTATAAATATGCTTTATATATATACTATGTTATTTATATTTTTTGCATTATTCTTATTATTATTTGTATTAAATGTGTATAAAAGAAATAGAATAAAAGACCCTGGTTACATAATTGTTGAAAATATATTGTCGCAATCTGAAATAGAAAATATATTGGTTAATTGGGAAATGAGAAATTTTAAAAATATACATGATATCTTTATTGGTAAAGGTAAAGGTACCGGTATTAAATCAAAAATCAAAAATATATTAGGAGATTCTTATAATTTGATTGATTACATGTATGTAATTGAAAATTCCGCTATTCACACATATCATAGAGATTACACATCTTCAAAACAATACAACAATTTAGAATATCCAAGTTATACAATGATTTTATATTTAGATGAACCGTCATTAGATGGTCAAGGCAATGGTTTAAATATAATTCCCAAAAGTCATATAGACAAAGCTCAATTCTATATATTTGATTATTCTAAAAAATTAAATTTTAAAAAAGGTACATCAATTATTTTTGATGCAAATATATTACATGCTGGAACAGCAATAAATAGAAATGTAAATAGAAAATGTATTCAATTTAAAATAATTCATAAAAATGATATATCAAAATTACCACATTTACAAAATTTTCATGTTTTGATTAATAAACCAAACGATAAAAATACAATTTTAAAATATATCGAAATAGAATTTACAAAACATTTACCTATAATATCAGATTTATTTCAATCTACTATTAAATCTGCATTTGCTGAAAACAAGACATTTATTCAAAAATTTATATCAAAATTAGTTTTTTCAGATTCTGATTTTTATAAACCAAAAAGATTAAATATAACAAGGTATACTAAAAAGAATTGAATTTATATAAATTATTTGTTTAAATTAATTAATGGACAATCCAAACAATCGTTTAATTACAAAAAGTGAAGTTGAAAATATTCTAAATTATTTCGAAAACATAGGTGACAATGGTACCTTTTTAAAAATAAATAATTTAGAACATTACCAAGAAGCTTTTATTCATGAAAGTTATTATCAAGCTATTCAACATCAAATGACAAATGGAGAAGAAATTTCTCAATTATCAAATTTTTATTTACCAAAATCTTCAAGTGAACGTCTTGAATATCTAGGTGATTCTATATTAAAAGCTATTATGGGAAGATATTTGTTTGAACGTTTTGGAAATGAACGAGAAGGATTTTTAACAAGACTAAAGATTAAAATTGAAAAATGTAGTATGTTACACAAAATTGGTATTACGTTGGGATTTAAAAAGTACATTTTACTTTCTTTACAAGTAGAAAATCAAACAATCCTTGATACAACAAGAGGTAGAAGTACACCCTCTTTCTACGAAGATTCTTTTGAAGCATTTATTGGTTCTATTTTAGTAGATTTTGGAGAAAAAGGATATCTTTACGCAGATAGATTTGTTAGATCAGTTATAGAAAATATTATTGATTTTGCTGAATTAATATCTAAGAACGATAATTTCAAAGATAGTCTTCAAAGATTTTATCAGAAAATGCCAAAAGGTCTTTTTTCGACTCCAGTTTATAGTTCTTTACAAGAAGATGGTCCATTATATCGTAAGATTTTTACTAGAATGTTAGTTATATCTAATAAACAATTATCTGAAATGAGCGAAATAGTACAAATGGATATTAAAAAATACAATGGATATATATTAGAAGAATATAGATTAAAAAACCCAACTGTTTTTTCAAAACTTTTTGATATATGTCAAAATGACAATTATATATTAGGTATTGGCTTTGGACGTAAAGTTACTGGTGCAGAACAAGAATGTGCAAAAATTTGTTTAGAAAATTTACATTTAGATTTAAACTTTTAATATTTACTTATACCAAAATCGAATAATTATAATTTATTAAATTAAAATTATTTTTTTTATTTTTATAATATAAACAAAATATAAATGGATCTAACAAATTTCGCAATCGCTCTTGTTATACTAATTTTTGCAGTTTTATCAATTGCTACTTCAAGTATCGCTATAGAATGTTATCAAACATCTCCATTAAAACAAACCAAACAAGGAAACTATTACTTTATAATTGCTAACCTTGTATGTTCAATTATACTCGCTTTACTTTCTATGAGAAGCATGTATATTACATACTCTTCATAAGTTTAAAAATTCCAAATTTCAGAAAGTTCTCTTGTCATGGTTTCTGTTGTGTTATGTATTTTTAATTTATTTTCTAAACTTTGTTTTTCTAGGTGATTTAAAATCATTATAAATATTTTATATTGTAAAGAAATTTCAATATGAGATTTAAACAATTTGTGACTATCATCTAAAGTAAAAATATTTAAAAATCTTTTTAATACACGCAATTCTACTTTATTACAATTTTCTCTTAAAAGTTCTTCATTTTTATATTTTTTAATATCTAAAGAATCTATATCTATTTCAAATAATTTATATTCATATACAAAATTAATTAGTTTATCAAAAAATTTTTTATAATCATTTGTAATATTATTACATAAATCTATTTTTTCTTTTTTTGTTGTATTCTTTCCCTTTTTATTTTTATCAAAATATTCATTTATTTTATTAAAACAATCAACTAATATTTTTACAATACTAAAACATGATTTTACATCACAAATGCAATCAAATATAGATATATTTGTATTTGTATTTGTATTTAGTTTTTTACAAAATAAATTTGTTTTACATATCTTTTTAACTTCTTGATAAGAATTTATAAAATTATAAGAAAAATCTTTAAACGATACTATATGTATATGTTTAAAATCATCTTTTTTTAAAATGTCTTTATTTAATTTTAAATGATAACTTGGTATAATAGATGAAAATACACTATACTCATTATACAAATCCCAACATTGATTTTCATAAATTCGATTATGAAATACTGTAGATTCTGACAAATTATACAACATATCAGAATATCTATTTAATAACATGATATTATCACTTTTATTTTCAACATTAATAAAATTATAATTTTGATATATACTACTAGATATTACTTGAGGGTCAGTTATACAAATACTAAACGATTTATTAAAATCAAACGTTTTAGTATAATCTAATAAATAAGACATTTTCTCATTTAAATCTTGATCTTCATTTTTTATATCAACTGTTTTTATAAAATTTTCAAATGATATATTATTATTACTTAAATACCATTGTTCTACCAAAAAAAATAATTGTCTAATATCATAATGAGATTTTTCTATTAATTCTTTATTATTTTCCTTTGTTAAATTCAAATTTTCTGATTGATTTATATCTGATAATAATTTATTTAATTCTAATAAACTAGGTTTCTTAAATTCTATCAAAGTACAATTTTTATAATTGCAAAATACATTTTTATATTTAGAGTTATTACATACTAATATTATAGGTATATTATGTAGTGAATGTATCGAATCTATAAATGTATCTAAACCCTTTTCACACAATTCTATATTATCAATAAAAACAATATTCTGTTTATTACGCTTTTTTGTAAATGTATTTTCTAATGTTAAAGAATTAAAATCAACAATAGAATTTAATACATCATTTGTTTTTTCGCTAGAAGATAAATTATCTAAATCTATATCTATTATATTATATCCTTTAAACAAACATTCAACTGTTACAGATTTAGCACAACCTATAGGACCATGTAAAAATAAAATTTGTTTTAAACAAAGATTATATTCACTATTTGTTTCCAACATTTTAATCCATTTTCTTATATGATTTACTATATCTTTGTGAAAAAGTGATTTTTGTATAGTTGGTTTGTATTTTGTTGCAAACATAATACTTTATTATTTATACGTTATTATTTTTTATTCATTTTGTTTTCTTATTTATATATTATGTCAAAAAGTCCTATAAAAAATAAAAAGACTAAAATTGATAAAGAATTATTAACATGCATTCTTTGTAAAAATAGAATAAATTTATACGATTCAAAACACAAATGTGATGTTAGAAATGTAATGTTAGAAATGTAAAAATCAATAATAATATTGTGTTATAGTTTTTTTATTATTTTATTATTTTATTATATACAATATGTCTACACCTATACAAGAAACTTTTCAAAAATATCTACAATTACAAAAACAATTATCAGACATGAGAAAAAGCGTAAAAGTTATTAAAAAAAATGCAGATACATTAGAATCTGAAATTAAAGAATACATGACAAATAATGATATGGACAGTATATCATTAAAAGATGGAGAAATTGTATTATATGCTCGTAAAATACCACAAACATTTAAAAAAGAAGTAATTATGGAAAAAATCAATGAAAAATTAAAGGATGCTCAAAAATCAGAAGAATTAGCTCAATCTATTATACAAAATAAACAATTTATAGTAGAAGATAAGATAAAGGCTGTTATAAAAAAGAAAAATTAATTATATTTATATATATATATGAATATAAATAAAAATTTACCTGATTTACCAAAAAAAATTTACGAATTATTGGGATGGTGGGAAAAATCTAGCAATGGTTCTTTATTTGTAATTCCAACAAATCGTTATTTAAATGGACACCAATTAGAGTTAATATTAAAAAAATACAAAGAAAAAAAGTTGATAGTATATATTAGAATACCAAAAAATTATAATTCTGAATTATCAGATAAGATAAAAAAAGAATTTGAAAAAGATAAAAAAAGAATGTTGCAAGGAGATAGGCATATGTGGGCTACTGAATTAATAGACGAACCTGTATTTGGATTTATATATTTCACTTTATATGATTTAAAACAATTACAAAATAGCATAGATTTTATATATGAATATACCAATTTTAATTCTCTTAATTCTTTTATTTATGTGGAATTATTTTACATATTGTCAAATGATAAAGAATTTAAAAATTTTGTAAATAAATACGAAAAAGACGTATTTAAAGGTTTAGGAAAAGAAATTTTTTGTATAGGTATTAATTATATGTTATTATTTGATATATTTCAGATACGAAAAAAAAATCAGTTATCAAATACAATAGTTTTACTTGAAGCACAATCAACTTTATGTGATATAGATACATTTGATCCAAAAATGGATTTTACTCAAATTGTTTTATATCTATTTAAAAATAATAAAATAGATTTAAGTGGTTATTTAAATGATGTAAAATATATAAAAAATAAAAAAGAAGAAGAAGAATTGAATTTTCATGAATATAAAAATTTAAAAAGAGTTTTATGCAATGTATATAGTAATCAAAAATTAATAGAATATTATAAAAAAGAATATAAATTTCAACCGTTATACACACAACAAGGATATAATACATATATGTTTTCTAAAGTAGAAGATGTAATAAAATCGTGTAATAAAAATACTTTAATTAATCTTGATATATATCGTGAAGCATATACCTGGAAATGGAAAATAATGGAATTGAAGCCACAAATAAAAAGTAAAATAAATACTAGTAACACGGAAAGTAACACGGAAAGTGACACGGAAAGTGACACGGAAAGTGACACGGAAAGTGACACGGAAAGTGACACGGAAAGTGACACGGAAAGTGACACTTAAAATTAATTACAAATCTTCATTGTCATAATAAGAATTGATTATATCATTGACAATATTGTCAACTTCATTGTCAACTTCATTGTCAACTTCATTTGCAACTAAATTGTCAACTGCATTGTCAACTGCATTGTCAACTTCATTTGCAACTAAATTGTCAACTTCATTTGCAACTAAATTGTCAACTTCATTGTCAACTTCATTGTCGTAGTAATTAACAATAACGTCACTTGCATCAAGTATGGGAGTATAATATATAGGCGGTAATGAAAAATTTAATAAATCAATCACGTTTTCATTAGTTGTATAACTTGTATTAGTTATATCAGTTATATCAGTTATGTCTATTGTATCTATTGTGTCTATCGTACGTGTTGTGTGTGTCGTACGTGTTGCGTGTGTCGTATTTGATGTTCCAAGTAATGGCAAGTCTTCTCCTTCGTCATAACTGTATTTTATTTTGTATTCTATTTGGTATTCTATTTTGTACCTTGTTATGTATTCATCAACATTTACAATACAACTTTTATCGATATAAAAATCATCAATGTCTTTGGGATTTTTACATTTTAATTCCGAATAAACAATTTCTTCACTAAAGTCTTTATATCTATGTTTATATTGATGTAATATTAACAAAGTTTGTTTATACGGTAATAAATCATATATTTTATCGTCGTCTTTATACATTTCATGTAATATGTCATATACTTTTAAAGATAACTCTGGTAAAAGAGATTTTATTATATGATATATATATGATTTTATTCTTATGTTTTGTAATTTATAAATACCTTCAGAATGCTCTGTTATTTTACAATCTCCTACTTCATGATTTGAACAAACAAGATCATTACAAATATATTCAGGAATTGTTTTTTTTATATAATTATCTGTATCAAAACGAAAACAACCACCTACACCATTCGAATTCCAATGTTCTATTAATCCCTTTACTGTAAAACCTATTCTGCCACATACATAACATCTTTCTAAATTATGATGTGATAAACCATTGCATTTTTCTGTTTTATATAAACTACGCCTACATATACAACAAATCATATAACTTGAAACTTCATTTAAAAGATTCTTTATTTGATCAATAACTATATCTAATGTAATTTCTTTATTTAAATATAAATAAGAACTTTCTTTATAATTTAATTTTACTTTGTAACTTTCTATAGAACTAATCTCTGTGTCATTTTCATTTGATTCTGGAGTATTTAATTGTTGATTATTTAATTGTTCTAATGGCGAATCTTGTGTTATTTTATTAATGTAATAATTATAAACATTAGGGTTTTCATTTTCATAAGATGTTTTACAATCATAACAACTATTTGAATAATAAGAAATATATTGCTTACAATAATAACAAAATCTTTTTAAACATTTAGAGTTTTGAGAACATTTTATAATAAGATCTCCAATTGAAAAATTTTTAATAGCTTCATTTTCTATCAATATATCCGTATTACACATTGGACATTTTATAATAGTAAAACCTGGAAATGCATATTTATTTGCATGATGAGAATATTCTATCCATTCTTCTTTTGAAGTACATATTTTTTCAATAAGATGATGTTCAAAAATATTTTTGAATCCTATTTTTGTAATGCAATCTTTAAAAGGATAAGGACAATATATATGACTATTTGATTCATTTATAGGATGATTTTCATAATTATTAACTATTTTTCTTAGACATTCTATACAAATATAATGTATATTGCAACAACTTTTTACTAATAAATTATTTGGTATATAATCATCTATAAAAAATGTCTTTTGTATATCTACTAATGATAAATCAAGGTCCAATTTTTGTAATATTTGTAAATCTTTAAAACATATACAACAATATTTTTCTGGATCTAATACTATTTTAAACACATCAAAAAATTCATCTTTTAATTTCATCTTTAAATAAAAAAATATATTAATTATATTCAAAACGTACTATTATTTCAAAATTTAAATTATCCAATGTATATTCGTGATTATTGTTAAATTGAAAACTTATCGTGTTTAAATCAAACTCTTTATATAGATCATATTGATTATTTTCAGAATAAAAAGTCAATCCTTTTCCAAAATCTTTTTCCATATCTAAACGCAATATATCATAATAACAAAAGTTATTTTTAGTAGTTTCGTATTTATTTAAAGGAATATCATTTAAAAATATTTGCATATATATTTTTTCAAATATATTTGTATTAGGTGGATTTTCTGCAACATATATTGAATTATTTGCATATATTATTTTATCAAAACCGCACATTTTTTGTAAATTGTAATTATATTCGTTTTCTATAAAAAGTAAGGAATAATTATAATTATTACGATTGTTATTGTGTTCATTATTGTTATTAATAGTAAAACAAACTCTATTTTTTAATATATTTAAAAATATTTTAAAAGTATAATCTTTATTTTTATTTACAGACAATAAATTTAAAAATTTTGTCATACAATCTACTAAAGTTTGAATCGAATAATACCCAACAGGTATAGTTATAAGAGTTTTTACATTTTGTTCAATAATATAAAATTTGTTGTTTAATTCATTAATGTTATACATGTCACATTTTAAATAAATTGATTGTAAATCAATACTTTTTAATTTAGGTACATCAATATTATACAAATACTGTCCTTTATTTTTATAAGAATCATTTGACATGAAATGAATATAACGTTCACTCAATTCAATCTCAGATTCGTCAAAGTTGTTTTGAACTTGATTTTGGTGTTGGTGTTGGTTTTTGTGTTGATTTTGGTCTTGGTTTTGAACTTGGTCTTGGACTTGGTAATTATCAAATTCGTCATTTGTGTATTTTTTATTTAAATCTTGTATTAATAAATATTCAAATTTACTAACAGTAATTTTGTTTAAAGCTATTAAAACATCTTCTAATTTTTTGTTATTTTCATATATCAAAAAAAAATTATCATTAAGTATAAATTCTTGCAAATTTATCATATTCATTTTATAAGTTTCTATGAATTCCAATAATATATTATTAAAATGAGGATATGATTTTATAACTTTGTTTATAATCATATCAAATAAATATCCTGAATTTTTTTGTGATATAAATACATTTTTAAATCTATCTTTAATATCACCTTGTTGACCATGTATATTCATAGTTATATATATATCTTTAATTATATAAATATTTTTTTTATACGTAATGTATTTAATAAGAAAAATAATTTTCAAAACAAATTATAAGAATGTTTGCGCACTTGGATTTAGATAATTTAAACTCTTTACATGATTTGTTTTTAACATTAGATATAGATTTAGAAAATTTTCTTGAATATGTTTCTTGTTTAAAAAATATAAAACCAGCATATAAATCTTATAAAGATATTTCTAAATTTTATGATGTTATTATTTTTATAAAAAATGTAGATATATCAAATTTTATTTATTTCAAACATCTTAAATTATTATGTAATAAAAGTAAAGTTATAGAGATATTAAAAAAATATAATAAAGATTTGTCTTATTTAGAAAATATTACATCTAATTATTATCAAAATGAAGATTCTATTATCATAGGTGATATTCTAGGATATTTTTGTCCAGGATTATTAAATAGAACAAAAAATAATAGTGTAGCTGTTAGTTATTATATTAAATTATCAACAGATTTTAAAACGATTTTTAATATTAATAAAAAATATTTACAAATTATTGGTTTTAATTGTTTAAAATCTGATATTAACTCTAAATTTTTAGATTTATATCTTTATGAAAATTTATTAAATGACTATTTTCAAAATATAAACATTGGAGAAGTTTTTATGGATTTTAAACCTCGCCTCTAGAATAAAAAATGTACAAAAAAAAAAATGAAATTTATATCTATGTAACATATATTATTAAAAATGTCATTTGAAAAAGTATTTTATTCTTCTTTTGTAAAAGGTATTGGAAGAACAGTAGGCGTTCTTACTATTTTTGGATCTTTGGGATTATTTTATATCTCTTTTACAAACTTGTATAATTATAGCCAAAAAAGAATTAACCAAAAAAATAACAATCTGTTATATAATAAAGAAAATGAACAAAAAGAAAATGAACAAAATGAAAATGAACAAAATGAAAATAAACAAAATGAAAATAAACAAAATGAAAATAAACAAAATGTAAAAGAAAATGTAAAAGAACAAGTAGAATATGCAGATTCAGATTCTGATTCAGATTCTGATTCAGATTCTGAATCTCAATTAGAAGAAAAATTAATTAAAAATGCAATTGAAAATTATGAAAATAGCGATTTATTTAAAAAATTGTTTGATAAATTAAAGTGATTTATTGTAAGCATAAATTATAAATTGTTCAATAGCATTTGGTTCACTTGTTTCAAATTTTTTTATATACTTTTTTACCATTTTTTCATTTAATGTTTCTTCAAAATTAATAAAATCTGGATTTCTTATATAATATAACAACATAAATACTATTGTTAGAGCGTACCAATCTGATTTTTGTCTACTTTTCAAACTTTCCCCAGTATATTTTCTCATAAAATATTTTGTTCCACTATTACTATCACAACTAAAATTGACATCGTCGCATGCCAATCCAAAATCTACTATTTTAATAAAATAAGAATTGTTTTTATTTACTAATAAAATATTTTCAGGTTTTATATCGCAATGTGCCAAATCTAAACTATGAATATATTTTAATTTATCAATCAATTGGTCATATACTTCTATCAAGTCAGAATTTCCTAAAATATATTTGTTATCAATAATTTTTTCTAAATCTTGACCAATTATATATTCCATTGCAATAAATCCCTTACCATTATAATTTCCCCACCCTTCAATACAAACAAAATCTTTACATTTTTCAAATACTTTTTTTAAATTATTTATTTCTTGCATAAGCATTGGAATTGCTATTTTTTTATTTAATTTATGTTTCATAAATTTTATAGCAACTGTTTTTTTTGATATTTTATTATATGCTTTTTTAACTATTCCAAACGATCCTTCTCCAACTGGCGAATCATTAGATATTTCGTAAACATCATTAAATTTATATAATGTTTCTGATTTATCAGGATTTATCAAATATACACTATTATTATTATCATTTATATTTAAAATATTATTTGCAAATATTAAAAATAAGTATTCTTCAATATTAATATCAGAGTCAGAGTCAGAGTCACTCAAATTTATATTTTCATTCATCAATATAATATATTTATATAAAAAATATATAAATAAATATAAATATTACTTTTATTTTACTTTTAAAAATGTTTATTATTTTTAAAAAATTATTTTTTGTAAGCATCTTTAATAACTAATCTTGTATTAGTTCCAATATACGAATTATGGTGAATTTTATTCATTTGTTGATGATCTTCACAAAGTGGATGAAAACGATTAATATTAATACCACTTAAAACATTACAAGCTCTACCAACTCTAGTATATTCTGGTACAAGTTTTTTATCACAATCTAATAATATTTTTGATTTAACAGGATTTGCTTTATTTGGGTTAAATTTCTTTTCAGGACATTTTGTAAAATCTACATTTTGACCTCTTAAATCACTTTCAACATCTATTGATTCTGCAGGAATACTTCTAAATGGGTTATGCATAAATGGTGATGCTGCTTGAAAACAAACTTCCTTTGATTCTATAATTGTTTTATCTGTTACCCAATCAAATGGAGATGTACTTTCTTTATTGGTTTTATCTAAAGCGCATTCGTCATATTTTGAACGTGTAAATGAAAAATGAGCAGGCACTGACATCTTTTATATATAAATATATAAAAAAAGTTTTACAAATAATTAATTAAATTAAAATAATTTTTTATATAGCACATCCTTCTATACATTTATTAAAAGACCAAATGTTGTCTGGTATAGCTGCTAAAGCAGACCTTTCTTCTTGAGTAGAAGCCCTTGACGCACATCTTTTACACCCTTTGGAGTAACTATCGACAATTTTTCCATTCGTAATAGTAAAAAGTTGCGTACCAGTACATTTCTCATTTACAAGACCTGAATCTGTTAGACATACCAATTTTCCTGTAACTGGATCTGTATAAGAATTTGGTATTTTACCAGATTTTACAGTACATTGATCAGGACAAGATCTACCAGATGCTTTTAAATTATTTATAATAGGACCTTGCGTAGTATCAGATGACTCTGCAAATGTTTTAACATCTTTAAAATCATTACAGTATTTAGGAGGATTATTTTTAGGATCACTTGTATCACATAATTTAGGATTATTATTAATCGCATCATATACTTTATTGCACCAATGGTTAGTATTTTTTATGTCTGAAACTGTACATTCTTGATTTTGCCAACTTGAATTAAAAGTATTAAATAATTCTTTTGTTTTAGAATTAGGATTTCTTAATTTTTTTACATAATAAGTAGAAAAATTTGCTTCATCGCAAGGAACAGAATCTCCAGAATCAAGAAAATCTGATTTTTTTATTTGATTTATAGTAGTATCTCCTTTTTTATACTTGTTTACTAAAGAATGTAATGTTTTAGCATTCTTTATATTTAAAGAATTATCCACTTTAAAAACATGTTCAGTTCCTGATCCATCAATTATACAAGCCAATTTTGAAAAAACATTATTTGTAGCAGCCCCATCAAAATTTTCTATTTTATGAAAAAAATAATAATATAAAACTACAATTAATAAAGCTATTATAGCAACAAACAAAAATTTATTTTTTTTTAAAATATTTTGTATTTGAATTATTTTCATTATACATTATACAAAGAAAAAAATACAATACAAAAAGAATAAAATTGAATTTAATTAAAAACTTGACAATTACTTACTTTATCATGTCATTGAAATCTGAACCAAAAATTTCTACAATTACAATATCTACACAATTACCATATTGTCAATTAAATTTAACAAATATTGGAAAATATTTAAATATAGATAATGAAATTGTCGGTTTAAAATACAATTATGCTGATTTAAGTATTATGAAAGGAAAATATTCTACTTCGATTTATAAAAAAGCAAAGAATAAAAATATTGATAAAATAAAAAAAACACTTTTTTATAATCAAATTACTATTATTTTAAACAATAATGGTAACAATGTTAATGTAAAATTATTTGGTAATGGAAGTTTGCATTTAACTGGTTGTAAAAGTGAAAATGAAGGTGTGGATATTACTAAAACTATTTATTATAAATTAAAAAGTATAATTGATAAAAAAGATGTTATTTTATTAACAAAAGATGAAAATGGTGTATTAATAGATAAAGATAAATTAGTATATTCTTATAAAATAAATGACACTTGTAAAGGTAACGTTATTATCGGATACAAAAAAGACAATTCAAAATACATAATTAATAAAAAAGAATATACAATTGATCATAAAACTAAAATGTTTATTTCTACAAAAATAGAAAAAAAAAGACAACGTTCAATTATTAATTTTAAAGGAGAAAATATTGGTTATTCTCAAATTGAACTATTTAAAAATAGAAATAAATTTTATAAAAAAAATGTAAATATTTACATTGATACATCAAATAATTTTATTTACTATAATAATAGTATCCTTATAGGAAAAATAGAATATCATATAGATGAAAATAAAGTTAATATAAAAGATAATACACAAGATTTATTAGAAATAGAATATTCATGCAATCCTTTTGAAAATAATAAAGATAATTTCGATAAACTAGATAAATTAATTAAAGAACAAAGTGACAAAGAACAAAGTGACAAAGAACAAAGTGACAAAGAACAAAGTGACAAAGAACAAAGTGACAAAGAACAAAGTGACAAAGAACAAAGTGACAAA